AATAGAAGATGAGTAAAATAAACCTAAAGACAGCAACACTAGGACAAATTGAAGATGAGTGCGATAGAGTATATGGGACACCATACGGACACAATATGATTGGTATAATGTGTTCAGTAGTTAAAGATAGATTCGGAAAAGAAGAAGCAGATAAGCTGTACGAAACATGGCAGATATAATGAAAGATACAAAAGATATATGCTATGGTTGCAAAGAATCAGAAGATACATCATATGATGGGATGTGTTTTCTGTGTTGGGAAGAACTAATGGAACATTTAGAAGAAGAAATATAAAGGAGAGTAAATGAAAGACACAAACATAATGGGAGAAAAAGAGTTCTTTGACATTATGAAGAACGCTAACAGACATCTAACTATGGAAGAGAGGCACATAGTTGCTACCTTAGTAGAAGCATTTATAGAAAACAGAAAAGGAGACAAAAGATGAGCGATAAAGAAAAACAATTAACAGACTTATATGATTTAATTATTCGTAAAATAAAAACACCATGGTATACAGAAGAAGAAATAGCAATATACAATGAAGTTTTAAATTTACTTAAACCTATAATAAAGGAGAAATAATATGGGAATGGATGTATATGGGAAAAACCCACAACAAAACGCAGACATTAATAGCTTTGAGGTGTATGCAAAATACAGTAAGATGAAGTTTGATGAGAAGTGGAAACATCTTGATGAAGATAGAACAAAGAGAGAGCAGTATTGGAAAGAGGAAGATTTATACCAACGAGCAAATCCAGGTGTATATTTCAGAAATAATTGTTGGTGGTGGAGACCATTATGGAATTACTGTAGGCATGTTGCACCTGAGCTAATCAATGATGAGCTTTGGCTTGATGGACACAACAACGGAGGCTCAGGTCTTGACGACAAAGATGCAAAAGAGCTTGGAATTCTCTTGATTAAATCATTTGAGAATGGTAAATTTGAAGAGTTTGAGATACTAAACAAAGAACAAAATAATACAGGCGAAGAAGGAATACCCGAATATCCATTTGATAGAGAAAATGTGATGGAGTTCGCTGACTTCTGTTTGCAAAGTGGAGGGTTTGAAATATGCTAGTATTTACAGATAAAATGAAACAAGACATAGCAAAACAAAGAGAGCAAGACATTATTGTTTGCGATGCCTGTGGCTCAGATAAAGTAGTAGAAAAAATGTGGGTAGAAACTAACAGTTATATGTACATTGATGGAGAAACATACTATAAAACAGATTCGTGTATGGATGATACTATATTTTGGTGTAATAGTTGTTACGAAGAAACCACAGCTATACGAAAAGAAGATTACAAGGAGGAAGAATGAAGATAAAGTTTGATACACCTTATTCAGTTGTAAGTATGTTAGACGTAAATGATTGGTGTGCTTTTCACGATGAGTTCAATGCACAGTACGACGAGATAGATGGTAAGAAACGAATAATAATAACGAGGAACGAAGATGAAGATAAATAGTTACGAGCAAAACTTTCTTGAACAGATAGGTAGAGAGTTAGGCTATACAGAAGATGATATGCCTGAATTCAAAGATATAGAAATAGTTAGAACTTATCATATTCCTGTATGGGAGTATAATGGGTTGACCAAGAAAGAATATTATAGTTAATTAATTGGGAGTGGAGAGCTGTAAGCGTGAGCTCAGCCGAGGCGTTTTGTTTTGTGCGCAGACATGTGCGTATCCTTTATTATTCCGTCTCTATTGACACTCCCACAGATTTATATAACACAAAACGAAAGGAGACATAATATGTCTACACTAGCGAATGACTTTACTGATTTTTTAAGTAAAGTTGAACAGATGGAAAAAGATAACGAGAAACTAACTGAGGATATTCAAAAGCTTGAAAAGGAGAAAGCTGAAGGATGGAGAAAGTTCAACACAGACACACACATCTTAATGGATAGAGAAGAGCTGAGTGATATTGTTGGAAAGATAGATGATATAGAGTATAACATAAGTGACATAGAAACCTACGCAGAAGAGGCATATAGTGCAGCAGAGAGTGCAAACAATTATGCTTATGATGCAAAAAGTGAGATTAATCGATTAAGGACAGATTTTGAAGACATGATTTCACCTGCTGAGAAAGAAGAGGTGGCTGAGTAATGACTGCCTTTTCTTTTGTAATAATAATAGTAGTAGTAGGACTTATAATAGATTACATAAATAACGAGTAAAGTAGAGGAGAACGATGAAAGAAAACAACAAACACATAACAATACTTTATACATTGGTTGTTATGTTAACAATGTGGTGTACTTGGAGTAGTTCAAATATTGGTGGCTTTAATTCAACAGTCACTCAATATAGAACAGAAGTGCATACATTTCAAAGACAAGTAGCTAGTCTCATTGATATTGCTAATTCACAGGAGCAACAAGACACTAATGTGATAGTGAATGAGATTATGGAGGAAACAAAAGGTGCTATTGATGAAGTGAAAACTGAATCAGTAGAGTAATGAGACAATAATATTGGAGAGCCAATAACTGGTCCTGTAAGTCCCGAGAAGACACTCAGCGGGTTTCCTGCGACAACGAAGGCAAAGGAATATGTGAGGCTCTCCAGTATTTAAAAACAGAAAGGAAATAAATGAGTATAATTAAAGAAATGCTTGGTATGCTTGAATCGGATAAAGGAGATAGCATTTATTTGCGTGAAATTGCCCTTTTAATGGAAGAAAATGATTTATTAAGGGTAGAGATAGGCGAACTAGAAAAAGAGCTAAAACATCGTGATAAAATGGAGAAAGTATTATTGCGAAATCAAAATGCTGATGGGGGAAAACAGTGAATAAAAGAGATGATATATTAGCAGAGATAAATATGATAAAAATTCTTGTATGGCAACTATGGGAAGAAGCACATGGTAAAATACAGAACAAAGAGTGGGATTCATTGAAAGATGAAGTAATTAAAGAAATGAGAAAATGATATAATATTTAAAATATATATTGATATATATGAAAATGTATTTTATATTATATAGTATACAAGGAGATTACAAAATGAGTAACGAGACTACAGTAACGCAGGTAAAAAACATAGACAGACTTATTTGGCGTTCTTTTAGAGCAAAGTCAATTATGAATGGCTTTGATTCTACAAACGAGTGTTTAAATAAATTAATAGAGCTGTTTGCAAAGGATGAGATTAATGCTGTCAAAAAATAGTCCAATAGACATAGAGGCTATTTACGAGCAATACATCGATGAAAAGCAAGAAGAAAATAGAGTAAAAAGATATGAGGGTAACGAGCATTGGTATCATGCAAGTGGTGCAGGCTCATGTTCAAGAAAATTATATTTTGAATCAGTAGAAAAAATACAACCAACTAATCCATTAGATAGCAGAACTAAAAGATTGTTAAAATTAGGCAATATTGTGCATGATGATATTCAAAGTTCTCTTACGCACGCACACTATAATAAAGTACTTAATAATAAAGTACCTAATAATGTACTTAATACTGAAAAAGAAATTAATAATAAAGAAAAAGATATAGATTTTCATGTTGAAGGAGAACTTACGATACCTGAATTAACAGTAAGAGGATTCTATGATATTATTATAGATGATAAGACAGGAGATAGAAAAGTTTATCTATACGATATTAAGACTTGTGGTGGTTATGCTTGGAAGATGAAGTTTGGTAGAAATAAAAAGCTAGACCCTTCCATACATTACGAGCTACAACTTGGTACGTATGGGTATGCAGTAAAAGAGAAGTTCGGACAACTAGATGGTATGTATTTGTATTATTACAATAAAGATACATCTGCTATGAGATGCGTAGAAGTTCCATTAACATTCGTGTCTAGAGCATATCTATTTTGGAGGAACTTAAACGATGAACATAAAATGGGATTACCTGAGTTTAGAGTAGGCATATCGCCTGTCCAAAAGTGGCAGTGCAATTATTGTCAATTTAAAAACCATTGTAATCCCCCAATATAGGAGAGTAAAATGAGCAACACAAAACAAAGCACATTCATGAAACTCTTCAAGACAGATGTAAGCGAATATGTCAAGAAAAAAGGCAACTTTAATTATCTGTCTTGGGCGTATGCAGTTCAAGAGCTTAAAAGAGCTTGTCCAACTGCAAGATGGGGAGTAACAAAAGCGGAGGATGGTTCTCCATTCTTCCAAACAGCTTGTGGGTATTTTGTAGAAGTGTGGGTAGATGTTGATGGAGTTTCTTTATCACAAATACATCCCGTATTAGATAATAGAAATAATGCAATAGAAAACCCAACTGCTTTTCAAATAAATACAAGCTTACAAAGAGCTTTAGCTAAATGTATAGCATTGCATGGTTTAGGTTTATATATATTTGCAGGAGAAGATTTACCTGAACCTGATGCACTTACACCCGCTGAAGAAAAAAAACTCTATGAATTAGCAAAACCTTTGGGTAAGAAATTTGTAGATGACTTAAAATCAAAAGTTGCTAGTATGGATTTAAATGCTAACAACTACGATATATGCCTTGAAAAGATAAACAACATGACAAAGGAGAAAAAGTAATGGCAGAAGTAAACGATATGTTTGACGACATAACAAAAGAACAGAGCATTGTAAATCCTAACGCTAAAAAGAAACAATGGACACCTTTAGCTACAGGAGAATATTTTGGTCACATAGTTGATGTAGAAACTAAAATACTTGATGTTAAAGGCGGTAAGTATAAAGCAAGACTTTATTCATATACTGTAGAAGCATCAGAAGAAAACAAAGACAAAGATTTCATGTATATAGATAACATGGGAGATAACAAAGCAACCAAAGGACATGATTACGTTGGTAAAAAATTCAAAGGTAATCTTTGGAAGTTTTTAGAGCCAAGTAAAGATGATACTTTTGAATCTAATGCTGATGGTAATGCAGGGTTTTTAAGATTTTGTAATACTATTGGTAAAGATTGTCCTGTAGAATCTAGGAATATAGGTGGAGAGGATGTTGAAGTTAAATTATTACCTAGCTTATCAGCCGAAGATTTTCTTGGTCAACCTGTAATTGCATTCGTTGACAAAGGAAGAGCATACACAGATAAGAATGGGAAACAAAGACAATACTACGATTGTAAGTTTTGTAAGAAATGGGATGGAGGTAAGAAGAAAGATATATCTTCAGGAGGTAATAATGAGATACCATTCTAGGACAAAGATAAGACCAATGAAAAGTATACTTATAAATGTCTTACATAAAATAGGAGTAAGGCCAAGCAAGTTAGTGCAAATGTTTGGTGTATCAAGAGCTACTATTTATAGGCATTTAAGGAAGTAACAATAAACTATAATGGGCATACGAGAGCAAAGTAAACATATTAAAATAAGTCGAAGCTGTCGGACTCGTGTGCCTGTTATATTCACTAATAGATAAGGAGAAAGTATGGGAAGAGCAATAGACATGGAAAAAGATATATATACTATTAAACAGAGATTGAGTAAAATAGATAGAGTTTTAAATGGTGTGTGTAGTACTTTAGATGAATTAGAACAAGCAGTATTTGAAACTGAAGATGAAAGGAATATAGAGGATGGCAAAAAAGAAACCAACAATGAAGGAAATGGTAAAAGTAGTAGCAAATCTAATAAACGAAAAACAGATACTACTACAAAGACTAGCAAATCTTGAATTTCTAGTTGATTGCTATTTTGAATTTAAAGATGAAAAAGGAGATGTACAGAAATATGTCAAAGACCGCATTGACAAAATTAATAAAGACAGAGCTAGCAATAGTTCAAGTGACAACGGATAGTAAAAGGTTTCTTAATAAATATGAAGCTTTAATACATGAAGCTGGACTTGAAGAAGAACGTAATAAAAATAGGAGTTGGGAAAACATGAAACAAGAACTAGTAAATATAGTACTAGAAGTTTTAAAGAAAAATAGATGGGGTATCTACTTTCAAAACGAACCAATGCAATCACTGCCAATGAAAGATTCATTATCAACTTTATACAAAGTAAATCAAGTTGAAGTAGATGAATTTGAAGAGGCTATAATGATGCAATTTGACAAAGAATCAGAAAGGAAGAATGAATGTCAAGAAAATCAGGCCAAAGACTCAGCGACAGACAACGAATTATTGAATGGTATCGAGAAGATGTCAGGCGATATAAGTTGATGATTGGAGAGGAAACCGAATACGGGACAATAGTAACAGAAAGACTTATAAACAACGTAGAAAATAGAATACTAGAGCTTGAAATTAAGGAGAAGCTAGATGATATTGAGAGGGAATTGTCTTGAAAAAGTAGACGAAATAACTCCTTTAAGTATTCAAACAGTAGTAACGTCACCCCCATATTGGGGATTAAGAAATTATGATAACGATGGTCAGTTAGGACAAGAGTCATCGCCAGAAAAATTTGTCTTTAATTTAACGAAATTATTTAGTAAAATTAAACCTATCTTAAAAGATGATGGAACTGTTTGGGTTAATATAGGAGATACATTTTTTGGAGCAAAGGGTGGTCATTGCGACAAGAATAGTATTAGCACACCTGTTGCAGGTAGGCAATATAGACAGAAAAGAAAAGTACCACCAAAACACACATACCTTAAAGATGGAGACTTGTCAGGAGTACCATGGTTATTTGCGAGAGAGATGCAAAAAAATGGATGGTATCTAAAGCAAGACATCATATGGCACAAGCCAAATCCAATGCCAGAAGCCGTCAATAATAGATGTGTTAAATCACATGAATACATATTCCTTTTTACTAAAAGTAAACAGTATTACTTTGATGCAGAAGCTATAAGTAATCCTAAATCAGATGGAAGTGGATATGTAAGAAAAGGTAGCGTATGGACTATAAATACAGCTAGCCTTAGCGAAGCACACTTTGCGGTATTCCCTGAAGACATACCCGCTTATTGTATTAAAGCAGGTAGTAAAGAAGGAGATATAGTATTAGACCCTTTCATGGGGTCAGGTACTACTGCACTTGTTGCTCAAAAACTAGGAAGAAAGTGGATTGGCATAGAACTTAATCCCGAATACATTGAAATAATAAAGCGAAGAACAGCTCAAATCGAGTTGTTTTAAGGAGAATAATGGAAATATTACCCTTTGACATAGAGGTCGAGGATTCTGTTTTAGGCTCTGTTATTCTATTTGAAGAAGAATATGATAATGTAGCAAAGTATTTTATTGCTAAGAATGTTTTCTATCAAAAGAAATCATATCTTCTTTGGAGAAGAATCACACAAATGAGAAAAAACAAAGAACTCGTAGATACAATGACGATTTGCACGTCAATAACAAGCGAAGATGCAACAAAAGGATTGACTAAATATTACGTAACTCAATGCACAAGCAATGCAGGTGCACGAGGCAACGCAGGCTTTTATGCTAATAAAATATATGAGAAATATTTATTAAGACAAGTAGTTGTACAAGCAGAAAAAGTAAAAGAAGAAGCACTTTCAAATAAAGATGATATGTATGATGTGATAGTGAGTGCACACTCTTTGTTTGGAGAACTCATCAACATAAGACCTACCAAGGTACAAGACATTGAAGATGTAATTACAGAAACAATAGATAGTATTAAAAATAAATCAGACAAGCTAATCAAAACGGGTTATCCTAGTATAGATAAATACTCGGGAGGACTTACTAGAGGAGAGATTACTATAATAGGTGGAAGACCTGGACATGGTAAAACTACAGTAATGATTAACCTATTAGCTAAAGCAATGGAACAAGGCCATAGGGCTATGTTTTTTAGTAGAGAATTACCAAATTCAGAATTACTTAAAAAGATATTATGTTTAGAATCAGGTAAGATGTCTTATGGTATGGTTAGACAGAATGTATTTACTGACCATGATTTAAGTAATATGGAGGATGCAATAGAGATTGTAAGAAAGAAATATTCTAAAGAGAATTTCTTAATGTTTGATAATATTAAAGACTTTTCGTTAGCTGCAAATGAAATAAAGAAGTTTAAACCTGATATTATATTTGATGATTATATACAACTAATATCTTGTGATGGTTATAAAAGTGAGAGAAGGTTGCAGATTGAAAAGCTTGTAAACGATTATAAATGGTTAGCAAAAGAAACAGGTGCGGTTGTAGTATTAGCATCTCAATTGAATAGATTTATAGAAAGAGCTAACAATAGAGGTAAACCTTTAGAACCACAACTATCAGATTTAGCAGAAAGTGGTGCTATAGAGCAAGTAGCTGAGAATGTATTTTTTAGTTATTATGACTACAAGGTTACAGGAGAAGCGGGTAAAGGTAAAAACGTAATAACGCTAATTGCATCTAAGGTTAGATACGGAGATTCAGGCAAGACTGACTTAGGATATGATGGTAACAAATGTAAAATTTATAACACAATGGAGGAGATATTAAATGAAGAAAGCATCCCGTTTTAAATATATAGGGATAGACCCTGGAAAGGGTGGAGGGATAGCTGTAATTAACGAGAAAGGT